GCCAAGGCCGCGCCATCAAGATTTCAAACGAGAGAGTGGATTTAATTCTAAGCCAACACACGCTTGAGCAGTTATCGCGTGCGGTCGGAAACAGGTTCAAATGGCGTAGGTACGATAACAATAGCGGCTGCACCGGCGTTTCAAAATTTCGTTGTAGTCAATGGAGGGCAAGAATTCACGTGAATGGAGAAGACAAATTTTTAGGATTGTTTGATTCTAAAGATGAAGCGATTGCTGCACGACAAGCCGCAGAGAAGAAATACGGCCACCACATCAACCACGGCCGCTAAGCACCAACCTTGCGATATGCGTCTTGATCCCTCATAATACCCTTAAATTGTAGATGGGGGTAAACATGTCAGAGCAAGAAAAGATCCGGTGGGTTAAACCAAATGGCGCCGAAATCGACACCAACGCCGAGAAAGCCACGGTTGAGTATTGCGCCAAACTTGGCTGGGATCGCGTGGATGCAGCGGCAGCGAAGCCCAAGGCTCGGCGCGGTCGCCCTAAGAAAGAGGCGTAAACGGTGTCCACAGGAACCGACATCATCAGGGACGCGCTTTCCGAGATTGGCGCGGTTTCTGTGGTTTCCCCTCCTTCCCCTGAATCTATCGAAGCGGGACGGAAGAAGCTCAACTCAATGCTTGAGCTGTGGTTGTCAAAGAACATCGTTCTTGGCACCAGACCGCTTGATGCAGCCGGGGACGAACTTGGAGAACCCGAAGATACGAGAAACGCTATTGTCACCAACCTGGCTATCGAACTTGCGCCCCTGTTTGACAACGGAAAAGTCATTGTGGGTCCGGATTTGAAATCAAACGCGCGGCGCAACTACATGAACATTCGTCGCCTCTATGGTCGCGTTACGGTGCCGAATAAGGTACTGTCGAGCACAACCCCCTTGGGTCAAGGAAATTACCAAGATCAGGGACAGTATTCCCCGAGCTTTTGGCGCCGGGGTGGTCGCGTCCGAAACTAAGGAGGAAAAATGCCGCAAATCCCAATGCCTCCCGGTTTTGTTGGTGTGGAAAACCTTCCCAAAAGCCGCCAAACCCTCATGAACTGTTTCAATAACCAGCAGGGCGCAGTTATCGCGCGGCCGGGGATTGAAACAATCAGCAACCTTGGGACTGTGGCGCGGGGACAATTTGTCTGGAACGGCGCGCTTTACGAAGTTGTTGGCACCACACTGATAAAAATCACAAACGTTGAGACTGGCACATTCACCACGATAGGAACCATTGCAGGCAACACGCTTGTGGAAAGTGCTGTAGGGTTTACAGCTGCGGTTCTGGTGGTGCGCGGGGGGGGAGATCTACTCTCTGGATACCTCAGACACTCTGACGGACATTTCGGGCAACGCAAACTATGAGCCTAGCGATGCCGTCACATTCATTGATGCCAGGTTCGTGTTCATTCCATCCAATGGCGCAAATCCTGCGTTTTTCACAGATGCGAATGCATTAACGGTCGGCGCATCTAACTTCTTTGACGCGGAAGAACTGCCGGACCAAAACACAACTACATTCAACCTGCGAAATACGCTCTACATCGCCGGGACAGATAGTTTTGAATTGTTCCGAAACACCGGCGCGACGCCTGTACCGTTTTCGCGTCTGACCGGGGCTCGGCTGGACTACGGATACATCGGGGGTCTTGTTTTCTACAACGACACTTATGCCTTTGTGGGGCGTGAGCGAGACCAAGACCCCGGCATCTACCTCGTGAGCCAAGGCCGCGCCATCAAGATTTCAAACGAGAGAGTGGATTTAATTCTAAGCCAACACACGCTTGAGCAGTTATCGCGTGCGGTCGGAAACAGGTTCAAATGGCGTGGGTACGATATCCTTACAATCACTTTAACCAATGCAAGCTTTGGGTTTTTTAACGGTCAATGGTTTGAGCTTACCACTATCATTGAAGGGGAAATATTGCCGTGGAATGGTGGTTTCATTGATCAGTTTGAGGGCACATATTACTCTGCGTCGGGTACCTTGTTTGGAAAGATTGAAAACATAGACACGGAGTTTGGCAACAAAATTCCGCGAATTATAGACGTGGCGTTCCAACATCCTGACAACGATTTCTTTGCATGTCAGTCGGTTTCTTTGCAGATTTCTCAGGGATTTGACGGGGGACCGGGGGATGATGTGCCGGGAACTGTGGGACTCGCACTTTCGCGCAACAATGTTGAATATGGAGAATACCTGTTTCGAGATTTGGGCGCGCTGGGCGATTACACTGACCATCTGGAATGGAATTATCCCGGGGGTCTTGGAACCTATGACGGGTTCATGGGGCTAAGGATTTACACAACGCAGAGCGTAGACTTTAACTCCAATGGCTTGTTTGCGTTTTTCAGGGGATAGAGCATGGCTAACGAGATTGTCACAAACCCGGAACATGGCGAAGAAATCATTGTGGGAGGCCGAGCTTCTTTGGGACTGCAGGTGTTCTTTGATGAACTTGTTTTAAGACTGAACGCCAACCTTCTTGGAAACGCCGTTGTCCTTCCCACATTTACGGTTGCAACGTTGCCAACCCCATCGGAAGTGACGAGAGGTATGATTTTTGTCAGCGATGAAAGCGGGGGCGCCGTTCCCGCATTCAGTGACGGAATCAACTGGCGCAGAACCACGGATAGGGCGATTGTATCATGACCCTTGAGCGCACACAGGATTACAGGCGCGTCAAAATGATATCGGATGCAAACCCAATGCAAGACGGTGGGGAGTGGAGGCCGGTCATTTCGTCCAATTACATTTATCTTATGGAGTCGGACCACGGCAAAGACGTAGGGGTGTGGATTTTTGAGCCCGAGGAGGACTATTTTCTCATGCATGCTTGCATGGGTCCGAAGTGCCGAGGATCGAAAGCAATTAAGAGTGCGCGCAACGCAATCGGATGGTTGTTTGAAAATACGGATGCAGATGCTATTCTGGCTCCGATAGCGAAAAGCTTTCGGCATGCAAGTATTATAGCAAGACGCACAGGCTTGCGTGTTCATTCTGAAAACAAAGGCGGAAAAGCTTACATCATGACGCGGAAAATGTACTGCGGGGGAGAAGGGTAAAAGCAATGGGACAAATTGTTGGGGGCGTCCTTGGTAAGCGCGCAGCGGAAAAGGCGGCAGACGCGGCCACGGCCCAAAGTCGTCTTGGAATTGAGGAACTGCGGCGCCAGTTTGGCATTGCCCGAGAGGATCTTGCGCCCTTTCTTGCTGCAGGCACTGGTGCTCTGGAAGACGTTGAACAAGCCGCCTCAATACCGGGATTTGGAGAGCGCCTTGGGGAAATACTCGGAGGTGAATCCTTAGAGCCCTTGATCGCTGAGCGCACGCGTGCTGCGCAGGGACAACTCTCTGCCGCAGGTCTTAATCGATCAGGAACCGCAGTTCAGGAAATTGCCAACATTCCAACAGAACTTGGATTGCAAATTGAGCAACTTTTGTCGGGAAGGTCACAGGGTTTGGCAAACCTTGGCTTTGGTGCGGCTCAAAGCTCGGCTGGATTGGCTTCACAACTTGGACAAAGCCTTCTTGGGGCGCGTCAACAAATCGGACAAGATCAGGCATCCGGTATTTTGGGGGGTGCACAGGCCGCTGCAGCATTTGGGCAAGGCGCCTTTAATTTGCTGGGCTTGGCGCTGTCCGATCCCCGATTGAAGGATAACGCGGTCAAGGTTGGTGAAATCAACGATCTTGGCATTTATCAATGGGACTGGAAGCCAGAACTTGAGGGCATGATGGTTTACGATACGCCGACGCTTGGCTTCATGGCTGACGAGGTTGAGCAGAAGTACCCGGAATACGTATCCGAGTTTGGCGGCTTCAAGTGCATTGCTTACGGGCCTCTGACAGCGCTTTTGGAACACAACGCCGAAGAATATCATAGGCAACGCGCCGCATAAGGAAAGAACAGAATGGTCACACTGGCAAATCTCGACGGTCGGTCCCTTGCTATCGATTTGGGGGAAGCATTTGGACCGGCCATTGAGCAGGCAAGGGAGCGCCGAGAGCAACGCGAACTCACCAATCTGGTGCGTCAGGCAAGTGGACTTCCCGCAGTGCCAGAGAAAAACGCCGGTGGGTTTCTTCAAAGGATCGCCCCGGATTTGGCCTCAAGGATTCAGCAGCTTAACGGCCAGCGCAACCCCACCCTGATTAATCAGGCACGTCAGGAGGCTCAGGTGGGCATTGATACCTCGCGCCGCATTCTTGCTGCCAAGAGCCCATCGGAAAAGCAGAAGATTATCCTTGAACGTGCAAGCGAAGTGCAGCGCCAAGGGGGGGACGCAACCGAGCTTCTGCGTATGTCGGGACTGTCCGCTGATGAAATCGACCTGCAGGCCCAGAAAACAGCCATGACGGGAGACGCGACACTTAAGGCATTGCCTGCACCTACGCAGCAGGAAAGACTTGCGGCGCGCGCTGAACTGGCGGCCAGAAACCCCGAAGCCTTAAGGCTTGTATTGGCACAAGAAGAGGCGACAGGCCAGAGGCGATTGGCTGAACAGCAGCAACGTGCTGGGGAGCGCCTTATTGGACAGGTTTTTGATCCTGGAACAGATGATCCTTCACTTGCTCTCATCCGTGAGTTTGAGGGATTCCGTGAAACTCCTTATTTCGATGTAAACGCACTGCGTACCGGATATGGATCAGATACAATCACAACCGAAGATGGCCGCGTTATCCAGGTTACGGAAGGAACCCGCGTTACGCGAGAGGACGCAGAAAGAGACTTGGTTCGCCGCGTTCAGACGGAGTTCAAACCGCGTGCCCGTGCTGCGGTTGGCGCAGAAGTATATGATAGCTTTTCACCGCAGCAACAGGCCGCGCTTGACAGTATCACCTACAACTACGGGGAACTGCCTCAAAGGGTTGCGAGCGTTGCGAGGACGGGCGACATTCAGGCAACGGCGCAAGCAATTGCGGCTTTGGGTTCAGATAACGAGGGTATTAACGAGGATCGCAGATTGCGCGAGGCTCAAATTTTCGCGCAAGGAGCGCAACAACAGCCTCAACCTCAGCAGATTACCCAGCAACAAGTGGCATCTCTCTTGGCGTCGCCAGGAGTGTCTGATGAAATCAAAGATTTTGTTGTTTCTGAATATGAAAGGCAACTTGAAGCGCGCGCGCAAGCAGGGCAGCCAGCAAGTGACCTTGGCCAAACCATAACGGACCTTCAAAGCGATATTGATAGGGGCATTGTGCCCCCCGAGCAAGGCGCGCTAGCAATTCAATCTGCCATTGCCGACAGCATCAAGGACGATCCATCCTATACGGTCCTTTCCCCGGAAGAGGCAGAGCGCCTTTTAGGTGTCGGATATGATGAAACCAAAACTTATCAACAGTCCCCAGAGGGGCGCATATCTGCTATTGGTGGCGCAGGTGTTACGGTAAATGTTCCCACGGGAGAAGCAATCAAACTGACAGAGCGTCAGAGTCAAATGGCGCTCTTCGGCGCTCAAATGGCTAGTGCACAGCCCGTATTTGATACATTGGAGCAGGGCGGATTTGATCCCGCTTCAATTGCGCAGTTCCTTGCGACGCAAGGTGGTGATATTGGTAATTTTTTCAATACCCCTGCTGGGCGCCAATACAATGCCGCCAAAAATGCATGGGCTGAAGGTGTTTTGCGCATTCAAACAGGCGCGGCCGCAACTCAGCCAGAAATTGATCGAGTTACCAATACATATTTTGCAAGCGTGGGAGATGACGCCGCCACCATTGCATTCAAGAGGCAACTTCGAGAAGCTTACGCAAACTCTCTTGGCATTGCGTCTGGTGGGCTCGTTAACCCGAATGAAATGGCGGAAAGCGTTCTGGGTCAGAAGATCGACCAGGGTGCGCCTGTTTTGTCCCCGTCAGCATTTGCGGGACTTCAAAGGGAGCGACCGGATATGTCGCCGCAGCAAATTGCTCAATGGTTTGAATCTCTCACGCCCGAGGAACAAAAGTCCATCAACGACAGCTTTAACTAGGGGGCAGCATGGCAAACGAAAAAGAACTTCTGGAAAGATTCAGGGCGTTTCAGGCTGCGCCTGCGGAAGCTGCACCTGCGTCCGATTTGATGAAGCGGTTTGCAGAATTTCAGCCCCCTGCGACAGCAACTCAGGTGGCGGCTCCAGAGATTGCGCCAGTAGGGGCAAATTTTCCTATTTTGGTTGCAATATTCTCAGGCAAGCCACCTGTTGCGATGCGCTCAATAATTGCTTTCTGGTCT